ATGCTGCCCCGAAACAAGCTGCTGACCGATGGCCAAAAAACCTACCAGGAGTCGTTCCTGCGTAACCGCATCGCCCTGGCCGACCAGGCGCCCGAGGGCCAAAACTATGGCGAGCGCCAGGCCTGGCTGAACGACAACGCCCAGCGCCTCGCTTACCAGCAAACCGGCCTGACGACTCAGGGGCATTCCATGGCCGACGCCAGCACCTGGGCGACCGATCTGAACACGCGCTTGAGGATCGCCATCAGCGAACGTCCGGCCACCGGGGTGGATCTGCTGAACGACACCAACTCGCAGCAGTTCCGCGACAACGTACAGCGCATCACCAGCGACAACCCAGGCCAATGGGCCGGCGCGGCAGCGGCGCAGCTTGAAAGCCGCCCCATGGTAATGGCGGATGCCGCGCAGCCCATCGTCACGCCTGATATCGCCGCTGCCATGCAGAGCCTGGTCACCCAGATGCAGGCCCTGGTTGGCCAGCCGCTGGTGGTTGAGGTGCGTACCGACTCTGACCTGATCTATGCCGACGTTGAACGCCGGGCCGGTATTCAAGCGAGGCGCGGCCAATGAGTTGGGAAGAAACGCTGCTCGATGCCAGTTACCGGGGCGTCACGCTCCAGGTCAAAAACGAGAACCTGCAGGCTCAACGCGCCCTAAGCAGCCACGGCGTGCCTTATCGCGACGGCGACGACGTGGAAGACTTAGGCCGTGCTGCCCGTCGCTTCGCCATGAACGTGGTGATGTTCGGCATCAACTACGAGATCGAGCTGCAGAATCTGCTCGAGGCGCTGGACACGGCCGGCCCTGGTGCGCTGATTCATCCCATCTATGGCCGCCTTGATGTCGTCGCCCAGGACTGGACAGTGCAGCACGACGCCGAACGCCCGGACTATGCTGAGGTGTCGCTCAACTTCCTTGAGCGCACGCCGGGTAACCCATTCTTTGAACGCCAGTTTGAGTTCGTCGACGTGGGCGTGCTCGATGGCGACACTGGCCCTACTTGGCAAGACGGTCTGCTGGATCTGTTCGGCCAGCTCGATGTGCTGGTGGCCACTGTGCAACAGTGGATCGGTGGCGGCTGGGTCGGCCTGCTGGAGAACATCCTGGGCTTGCCGGGTATCGGCCTGCGCCTGGCGCAGTTGCGTACCCAGATCGGCGGCATTCTGTCCGGCGTGTTGGGTATGTTACGCCCAGGCAGTGGCAATAGTTCGGCCGCCAGTTTCGACCCGCTGCTGGACATTCCGCGCACGCCGGTCGAGATCCGATCTGCGATCAGCGCGGCGGTAGCCCCCGAAGGCAGCGAGCCCCTGGTGCTTGCACGCTCACTGCTGGCCCTGGACAACCTGCCATCAGTGATGCCTGGCGGCTCGACTTTGGACGCTCAGGCCGCACGAACCGCAAGCGCGTTCATCCTGGCTGCTCGCCAGGGGCTGGAAGTGCCAGCCGCCTCAGTGGATGCCGTGCCCGAAAACCTGCTGGAGCCAGCCCTGGCGGCTACCGATCCAGTGCGCGCCAGCGCTTGGGGTCTGGTCGTACTGGTTATGACAGAGCTGGCCCTGGCTCAGGCATCGGCAGTGGCACTAATTCTTGATGCTGAAAGATCAGAGCCGACCCTGAGCCCAGCCGAGCTGGAGTTGCTGGTGGGGTCGGCGCGCGGTTTGGCACAAGCCGCCATCGTGCTGCACCGCCGTCTGTATGGCGTCGAGCAGGCGCTGCGCGTTATCGAGCCACTACGGGCGGTGGCTGGCTTGATTCAGGAAACAGCGCGCCAGGTGGTGCTCCAGCGGCCACCGCTGGTAAACCGGGAGGTTGAATCCGCCGCCTGCCTGCGCCTGCTTGCCCATCGCTGGTACGGCGACCATAGCCGCTCGGCTGAGCTGCTGCGCCTCAACCCGCAACTACGCACCCCGTACTCGGTGCAGGCTGGCGAGGTGCTTCGTGTCTACGCCAAGTAAAACCATCCGCCTAACCATCGGCGGCCATGCCCACGAACACTGGGACGGCTGGTCGGTGGAAAGCGACTTGCTGACCCCAAGCGATGCCTTCGAGCTGGAAGTGTTTACCGAAGGTGGCGGCGCCTTGCCAGCCGCCCTGGCCGAGGGCGCGCCCTGCAGCCTGACCCTCGACGGCGACCGCGTGCTGACTGGCGTTATCGACGAGATCGAGGAAGACATCTCCCGCCAGGGCCACACCGTACGCATCACCGGCCGCGACCGGGCCAGCATTCTGGTCGACTGCTCGACACCGTTCGTAGCTCTACGCGAGGCCTCATTGAGCGACATCATCAGCCAGGTGGTTAAGCCGTTGGGCATCGACAAAGTAGACGTCCGTGCCACCAAAACCGGCATAAGCCGACGTGTGCAGATCGAGCCAGGCCAGACAGCTTGGGAAGCACTGCTGCAGGTGGCCGAGGCCAACGGCCTTTGGCCCTGGATGGAACCTGATGGCCGGCTGATTGTTGGCGGCCCGGACTATGAGGCCGCCCCGGTCGCTACATTGATCATGCGCCGTGATGGCCATGGCAATAACGTGCAGCGCTTAGCCGTCCGCCGCTCGATGCCGGGCCGCTACAGCCAGATCACCTTATTGGGCCAACACGGGCAATACGACAATGACGGTTACGACACTAGCCGCAGTAACCTCAGTTCAGTGGTGCGTGACGAGGCCTTGGCTAAGCGCGGAATCTTTCGCCCCAAGGTGGTGATCGACAGCGCCAGCGAAAGCCAGGACATGGCAACTACACGCGCCCGCAAGCTGCTGGCCGACAGTCGTCTGGATGGCTTTGCCATCCGCGCGGTTGTTCATGGCCACCGCAACGGCAAGGGCCAAATTTGGGCACCTGGTCAGCGCGTTATCGTGAAGAGCGAACCGCACCAGGTCGACGGCACTTTTTTTCTGATGTCTCGCACGCTGCGCCTGACTCGCCAGGGCGCTATCACCGAACTAAACCTGCGCGAGGACAAAACATGGGTGCTCGATGCGCGGCCGGGCAAAAAGCGAAAAGGCAAGAAAACTAATGCCGAACAGGACTTCGTGATGCGCAAAGCAGCAGGTGAAATCTGATGGCTAAGGGGCTGGCCGCACTGATGCGCGAACAGGCCAAGGCTGAGCGCTCTGCCGTCCGCCAGGCGTTCCGAGCCATTGCTGCGCGCAACAGTCATTCGGGCTCACAGATCAGCGTGCAGATGCAGGGGCTCGCTGGCGAAACTGTCAGCGGTGAGCTGATGCAGCACTACGGGTTCACGTCCGCGCCATTGGCCGGTGCCGAGTACATCGTGCTTCCGGTCGGTGGCAACTCTCGGCATAGCGTGGTGATCGCCAGCGAGGATGGCCGGTATCGGGTCAAGCTGGCTGATGGGGAGGTGGCGCTGTACACCGACGAAGGCGACCACATCCACCTCAAACGGGGGCGCCTGATTGAGGTTGTGACCGAAACCCTGGTTGTTAAAGCAGGCACCAAAGTTCGCTTTGAAACGCCGCTCGTTGAGGCAACGGGTAACGTCAAGGCCGATGGCGAGATCAGCGATGGTACGCGGGCAATGAGCGAGGATCGGCAGCTGTACAACGGGCACAAGCACGGCAATACCCCGGTACCAGACGCTCAGCAGTGAGGTTGTGATAGGGTTTCGCGATCTTTGACAGGAGGTGGTGATGCCCAAAATTGTTCAGATAACACCTTGCACTGGTTGGTTCTACGTTGCTGATACCTCTGACCCACGAAGCTGCGGAGTTTTTGAGCCCGTAGCCGCCTGGGCTCTACTAGATGATGGATCGGTTGTAGGTTTGATGAATGATGGCCGCGACTCTAATCAAGTTGGTGGTGCCTTCTTGACTCCGCCGGTGGCCCAGGATGAAGGCGATCCTCTTGGAGATTATTTGCACGAAAGCCAGTTAGACGAACTTCAACTAATCGCGGCACGGCTCACGTAGCTCTTAAACCCTCCTGAAACACCGCCCCGCGCACACGCGGGGCACTCTGCCTGCCTATGGACGCAGGCATCTCCCCACTCTCAGGCGACTTGACCGGCGAGCGCATCAGCTCGCTGCAGAACGCCGTCTATCTCCGACTGATGATCCCATTGGGCAGCTATTGGGCTGATCCAGATCTGGGCTCACTGCTCTACACCCTGCGCCGCGAAAAAGACCGTGCTCGGGTATCCCGCCTAGCCGTGCAATACACCCGCGATGCACTCCAGGGCTTGCTCGATGACGGGCGAGCGCTCTCCGTTGAGGTCACCGCCGAGCAGCCACACAACGGTCGCCTGCTGCTTCTTATTGAAGTGGCTGATGCCGGTGGCCGTACCCAGACGTTCAAGCACCATGTGCAGGTAATCTGATGGCCTATACCGCGCCGACTTATCCGACCATCCGCGATGCAATCCTTCGCGAGATATCCAGCCAGCTACCTGACGCCGATATCGGCAGCGACAGCGACAACTTCGTGCGCTCTGCTGCCGTGGCGGCTGTCGTGGAAGGCATCTATCAGAAGCTGGCCTGGCTGTACCGCCAGATATTCCCAGACCTGGCCGACGAAGAAGAGCTGCTGCATCACGCCTCCATTCGCGGCCTGGTGCAGAAGGCCGCTGTCGCGGCTATCGGCAAGGCCACCGTAACCGGCACGGCTGGCACCGTACTGCTCACTGGTTCAACCATCAAGCACACCGTTAGCGGCGAGCTGCTGACGACCACCCAAGCCGCCACCATAGGTGCCGGTGGCTCAACGGTTGTGCCAATCATCGCGTCAACCGCTGGCGGCGCCCTCAATGGCTTGGCGGGCAATCTGCTGTTAACCAGCCCGCCGCTGGGCATCGACTCCACGGCAACACTCAGCGAAGCCTTGATCGGCGGCACGGATGCAGAGAGCATGGCTTCACTGCTCAGCCGCCTGCTGGAGATCATCCGTAATCCGCCTGCAGGTGGCACCAAGGCCGACTATCGGCGATGGGCGCTGGAGGTCGATGGCGTGGCCACCGCCACTGTGCTGCCTAAGCGGCGCGGCGCCAATACCGTTGATGTGGTGATCACGGCAAGTGACGGCATTCCGTCTGATGCCGTTATTGAAGCCTGTGCGGCACACATCGACGAGAGCCGGCCTGTCACCGCCGAGGTGTTCGTCTATGCACCGCTCGTCACCGTCGTAAACGTGGTCGCCAGCATCGAGCTGGAAGACGGCTATCTGCTCACTGACGTGCAAATAGCTGCGCAAGCGGCGTTCGAGCAAGAGATAGGCGCACTTCTGCCAGGTGAAGGGCTTAAACGTAGTCGTGTGGAAACCATCCTGGGCAACTTAGCGGGTGTGGCCGACCGGTTGGTGCAAGTGCCAGCAGGCAATATGGCGGCATCCACCGACCCGGCTGCAGTGGGTTGGCTCAGGCCTGGCACAGTCACCCTCGGGGTGATGGCGTGAGCGCTGTAGCAGAACAACTGCGTGCGCTTCTGCCAGCAGAAGCCTACGACAACGCAGCACCAATTCTGAGCGCATCGATTCAGGCTGAGGCCGTCAGCATTGACCAGGCCAATCTGACCAGCGAGCGTCTGAACGACATGATCTGGCCAGACAACGCGGCAGGCTTGAGCGACTGGGAGCGCGTGCTGGGACTACCTGATCCATGCCTTGCCTACGTCTCGCTCACAGTCGGGCAGCGCCTGGCGGCCGTACTGGCCAAGCTGCGCGGCATCGGCGGCCAATCCCGCCGTTACTACATCCAGCTGGCCGCCAGCCTCGGCTACAGCATCACCATCACGGAATACCGGCCATTTCGCGCAGGGCTTGGGCGCGCTGGTGACCCCGTTGCCGGCGACGGCTGGACAAGCGCCTGGCGGGTCAATGCGCCAGCCACCACCGTATTCCGCGCCGTTACCGGGCGCGTCGCTGCCGGCGAAGCGCTTAGCGTATGGGGCAATAAATCCCTTGAATGCAGGCTCAGCGCCATGGCGCCGGCCCACACCACCTTGATCTTTGGTTACGGAGCCAACTGATGCAGAAGATCGGACAAAGCACCAACACTGCCGACGGCAATGGCGAGTTCACCGAAGGTAACGCCGCTGGCGGCGTCGCTGCGACGCTGTTGCGGGCCGACTGGCTGAATGCCGTTCAGCGCGAGCTGATCAGTTTGATAGCGGGCGCAGGTATCACTTTGGTACCCGCAGAAAATGATCAAATGCTTAAGGCCGTGTTGAAGCTCATCGCTGACTCCACCTCAGGAAAGGCGACGAAAGCAACAACGTTGGCAGGCTACGGAATTACTGACGGCGCGACCAAAACTCAGCTGGCACAGGCGATTAATGACGCCTTGAACAGTTTGGTTAACGGTGCTCCCGAAGCCCTAAACCAACTCAACGAGTTCGCAGCCGCACTGGGCAACGATCCAAATTTTTCGGCGACGATTCTTAGCGGGCTGGCTAACAAGCTTTCGCTTAGCGGCGGAGCAATGGTTGGCCCGATTGAAAGCACAGCCAATTTGATCATTGGGATCAATCAACGCGGCTGGGTCTATCACGACGGCAACGGCTTCGGCCTGGTCAACGACCAGGGCAACTGGGCCGTGCAGGTGTTGAGAAACGGCGGCGGCGTGGTCATTGGCGGCGTGCTGCACGGTAACGGCGGCGGGCTGACCGGAGTCCCGCTCGCCGGCGTGAGTGGTCTGCTATCAGCGCTGGAGACCAAAGCCAACAAGGCCAGCACGCTGGCGGGCTATGGCATCACTGACGACCTGCAGTGGCGCACAGAACCGCTCACCGGCAAGTTCACCGTCGAGTGCCTGGACATCACCCAGTCGGGCCAGGAAAGCGGCGTGATGATCAGGACGAAGATCCCGATTGACTCCACCGTCATGCCGCATCTGACCATCAAAGGCTGCATCAGCGGGTACACCTCGCCTTTCGAAATGCACCTGAGCTGGTATTTCTACGAAGGGGCTTTTTACATGCCCCAGGCGTTCGTCACGGGCTATCACTCACCACTTGGCGGCGGGGGCGTTCGGGCATTTCTGAGCCACGAAAACGGGCTGGTCAACATTCGGCTCGACTTCGGTGGCACCACATACATTCCACGCCTCGCCATCACGGCCTACAAGAGTGCCGGGTATGGCGGAAATTACGCCTGGTACGCGGGTTGGATGCATGGCTCATGGAACAGGGAGGTCGCTATCGCCGGCGAGGTGCTGGCGAGCTCCCACACCGCCCTCAGCACCGCCAATACCGGCGCCGCGTTCAACAGCTTCGTGCTCGCCGGCGGCAGCGCCCGCGGTATGCGTACCGTTCTGGAGCTGGAAGCCCCGGGCACGCTCATCGAGACCTTCAGCCGCACGCCCCCACCCGGCACCCTGAAAGCCAACGGCGCGGCGGTCTGGCGTGCTGGCTACCCAGACCTGGACGCGGCGATTTATGTGGGGGATGCCCTCAACGCCACCGCAGCCTGGGGCTACCGCTGCACCGATCCTGGCAACCCCACCGGCACCCGTAGCCCTGGCGGCGTTTACCTCGTGCTGCCCGATGCCCGCGGGGAATTCCGCCGCGGCTTTGATGACGGCGCGAACCGCGACTCCGGCCGCGAGTGGGCCAGCTGGCAGGATCAAAGCCTCCAGGGCCATACCCATTCGGAATTCGGCACGGCCAGCTTTCTGCGCGCCGGCGCCGGTGGCATCAGTGGCCCGGCTTCGACTGCCCTCACCGCCGCAACCGGCATTGCACCAGTAACGGGCTCTGTCGGTGTTACCCGGCCACGCAACATCAACCCGCTTGTCTGCATCCGCTATTGAGGTCGCCTATGACTACCGCACCCGTTGTTTACCACTACCACGGCCACACCGGCGAATTGCTCGGTACCGGCTTCGCCGATCCCGATCCCGTGAACCCCGACAAATGGCTGGTTCCGGGCCTGGCGACCTTGGCCGAGCCGCCCGCACCTGTCGCGGGCTGCGTGGCGTGCCGCATCGAGCACACCCGCTGGGAGCTGCTCGAGGACAACCGCGGCACCATCTACAGCACCGACTCCGGCCAACCTCGCGAGCACGCCGAGCTTGGGCCGCTACCTGAAGGCTTCACCACCCAGCCGCGGCCAAGCCTGCACCACACATGGCAGGGCGGCATCTGGGTCTTCGACGAAGAATCGGCCCGTACCGCGTTCATCAGCGCCGCCGTACTCGAACGCAACCGCCTGCAAGCGGAGGCCGCCGCACGTATCGCACCACTTCAGGATGCCGCCGATCTTGAGGACGCCACCGAAGCCGAACGCGTCGAGCTGGACGCATGGAAGCGCTACCGCGTCGCACTCAACCGTGTATCACTGGATGCTTACCCTCATTCAATTCAATGGCCGGCCAGCCCAACCAAGGACGTCGCATGAGCGCAGCGCTAGAACTCAACTGGCGCCTACTTAGCGCCGCCGTGCTAAAAACCCTGGGCCTACTCGTGCTGCGAGCAGTGTTGATAGTGGCAGGTCTGGTGGTCGTGCCTTTGGCACTGCCATGGCGTCGTACCAACGAATCGACACGCCAGCCATTCACTACGGCGACAGGGGACTGGCTGCTGGTCACCTTGCCAGGCTGGGCGTGGCTTTGGAGCAATGACCGCGACGGTGCTATCGGCGACAAGCGTGGCTGGTGGCACGCTAACGCACCGTTCGGGCTCGGGGCTTATAACTGGTTCTCGATGTTCGCCTGGCTGGTCTACCGCAACCCCGCGAACAATGCTCGGTTTACCCATCTAATGGGCTGCCCGGTCACCGAATGCGACTACCAGTTCTGGGGCGACGAAGTGGTCAAGGACAAGCCCGACCAGGGTGGCCTGCGCTTCCTCACCGCCACGCATCGCGAGTCAGGGCGCAGATACTGCGGGCTGTACTACGTGAAGACCTGGAGCGACCGCCGTGCCATGGTCGTGCAACTGGGCTTCAAGGGTGAGCCAAGCGACTGGGCCGAGGACTACAGCGGCGACCTGTCCAGGCAATGGAAGGGCTTCACCTTCGAGGTGAATCCTTGGAAGAACATTGCCTGA